AATCGCCCGCAGCGCTTCAACGATGGTGGTCATGGTGTTTGCCCATTTTAATTCCTTTAATAATTAACTCGTGTTCCAATTGACTAATTATGTGCCACTACGCTAACCTGAACCACAGTCAACGCCCAAAGTGCGATGGTTCTAGACTCGGATGAAATGTTGTCGAGAACCAGGTAAGTGACTATAGGCCACACGATGAAGTGTCTGTTGACATCCTGCATCGTCGGACGGCGCGGCATGAAAGGGTTCCTCTCAAACAAATCCTTATTATGCACAATATTACTAGTCTGTGCATAGTCAATGATAAGAGCAGCAGTCGAAACAGCAGCAAGTGCTTTCTGTTCGTCTGTCCACTGAGCAAAACATATCGCAGGAGATAACAACAGGAACAGAACAAGTTTATAGATCATTATTCGAACCTCGCTGCAAACATGCCCCACCCGGTGATCTGGGTATAGGGGATGACGCAATTGCCGAAATCATCGACAATCCATCCCCACGAATAGCGGTTGGGGCCACCGAAATAAACTCACCCGCATTGACGATCGTATATCATGTTTTCACCTCATTCTGGATACGGACGGACGCCAGAGGCGACTAATTTTTGCTGTTCCCCCTCAAGCAAAGATCGACGCACACCACGCATACAGGATTCGGCGTCAACCACACTGATGGGATTATAGCCTGGGAATCGTGCCACCTCTCGCCAATTGTCATGATCCTTAACCTCGACCACGATAGCGTCTTCTGCGATGATATAGCCCATACGTACTCTGGGACCGCAGTAATGGATGGTTGCGTACCTTACCATGACACCACCGCTAGAACAAAGATAATGCTCGCGAGGAACAGAACGATCAGCGTCGATACTGACCAAGGCTTGCGCCCGTATGGGCCCGCCAACACCTCGGCGGAGTACAAGCAGTTATCGCGGGATGCTCGTGGGAAACGTTTGGTGGTACTATTCATTTCGTCACCTCTTCGTCACAAACGATCTTGTAGATCGGCGTTGCCTCGGCATTTTTCATACCGATAACCACTCTACGGCAGGTTTCCGATTCTTCCTTGATCTGTGCCTGGACTTCGATGCGAAGTCGAACGATTATGCCATGTTCGTCAGCAGGGAGATAGAATATGTACGAAAATTCCTTGCGAAGCAGCTCGGCGTACTCTTCGCAACGAGTTTCGTTGGGATTGAGGAATTCCATCTGCAGCAGGATACCAGCGAGCCGCTCATCCTTGAATCCCGTCAGATTATCGACGTAGACATTGCAGTAGACGTTCTCTTCAGACACGAAGTAATAGGGCTGAACTGTATCGCCCTTCATTGCTTCGATGATCTCAAAGGGTTTCCTGAACTTGCCATTCTTGAGGGCGTTGGCTACCGCCATCGCCTTCCACTTGGCCGATTGGGTCTTGATTACCAAACCATCCACGACTTCTTGATACATGCTACGCTCCTACGTTGGGGGCCAGAGAAATTTCCAACCCTGATACTATTATAGCCTGGAATTAACTATGGCGTAAATATATCGTTTGACCCAGGCTTTCCCCCCTAGCGTTGAGCACGTCGAGGGCGTAGAATAGGGGGTTCTGGGCAGTAGGGTATTTCCATGCTCTACCTCGTACTCAAGTAACAAGAAAAAGACCCCCAGTTTGGGGGTCAAGTGGAGTCGGGCAACAGGGAAACGCGATTATAGCGTGTTGATCTGACTCAGTCTAGAACTTTCGTTAATGCGGGGCAACGCTAATGACTGTGTTGGAAGACAATATTGTCTTGAGGGATAACTACCTCAAGAACCATGGATTAGATGCAAAAGACTTTGGGCTAGATTACAGCTATCCGGTGATACCGGCAGTAAATTGGGACTGGTATAAGTTCCATAAATTTGCCCATTCATCAGTATACCGTCGGCCCGGTTTGTTTCTAATCTATCTCAACGTTAAGGGTGAACCCTACCTACAAGATGAGGTCCCCTATGGAGTGGTACGATTTCTCGGTGTTCCGGCAGGAGTTCCTGAGGGAATTGAGGCTCCCAAAGTCTTGTCTCAATGGGGCCGACGATCAGAGATTCATTTTGAGCCCCTACGCAGTGGGGTATCGTGGGAAAGTCTACCCCACGGAAGCAAGGTAATACATTGCGAATCCTTGGTAAAGGCCAAGGCGGTACATAAAGCAACTGGTCTACCGTGTATCGGATACAATGGAGTCAATGGATACAGCTCTGCTAAGCAAGGCATTGAGCTAATTCACGAATTCGCTGACTTTGCGTTCGACAAAATGGATAATATCATTTTGTTCGACAGCGATGTACATACAAACCCTAGAGTACAGAAGGCGCGCGAGGGGCTCAGCCATAAACTGAGGCATATTGCTAATTGCTCCCTAGTTAATTGGGTTGATCTACCCCAAAAAAGTGTAACTGAGAATTGGGGCCCTGACGACTTCTTGCTTGAGAAAGGCGCTGAGGAGTTAATTAAGCTGATCTCCCAGCCTATACCGTACCAAGATGAAGAGTTCAGTAGTCTCGTTGAAGCAATGAACGAGAAACTCAGATGGGTTAAGAATCAAAACTTGGTTTATGATCGTGCTCGCAGATCGCTGACCCAATGGCGTGATGCGGTCCTCGCGTATCGTAACGTGAACCGCTCGGTGCTTCAAAATAAGACCAAGAAGATCATATATGGTACTGATGTTTGGCTCCAGTCGGTACACCGCGAGGAAGTGGACAATACTGGGTACAGATACCTCGGTGATGAGTTCTATGAGCGCGGTACAGAGCTCATTGCCAATGAATATGTCGCAGATGGAATAGACCCAGGTTTGGAAAGCCTGAGGGACGACGATATCACACTCCAAATGCTGGCCCGTTTGTTCAAACCAGACGATCTGGAATTGATGAGGAGTTATCTGAGGTTCCTCAAGTTTACTGGAGATAAGCCCACGTCATATTGCGTTCTTTGGTCTAACGTGCGTGGCGTCGGCAAAGGATGGTTTACTGAGTTGGCCAGAGCTTTGTTAGGCCGACGACACGTAGCACCTGCTACTGCTGATAGTTTGGCCGAGAAGTTCAATCTCCATACCGTGAATACCCGGTTGCTCATAGCTCATGAGTTCCACGCCTCCACTGGCTCCAATAAGAAGTTGGCGCTCCAGTATCTCAAAACCTACGTGGGCGATGAGACGATTATGGTACGAGCTATGAATCGTAACCCATACGCTGCTGAGGTCCGGGCTGGGCTCATTATTACCGTCAATGATAAGAGTGAGATGCCCAGCGACGGTCTGGGGGACAGACGTCAATGGTATATTGAGGCCGGCGCAACTGGGGTAGAACCATGGGAACCAGAGAGCGATGAATGGAACCGCGTTTGGGCCGCTCTCAAAGATACTGAGGAAATGAGTCGATTCGCTCGTTGGGTTCACGATGCTAAGTGGGTAGACTTCAAATCGTGGCGACCTCCTATGAGTGCTGATAGAGTGGAGGACTTGATGGAAGGTATGACTATGCCAGTACAGCTGGCTTACGAGGTTTTAGTACACTGCCGCGATCTGGGCGTGCGAGTAGCTGACCCCAAAACGATTAGGCTGCTCATAAATGAGCGACTAGAAGGGCAGGAGCTACACCTGGTGGGCAAGGCGTTCGGTAAGTGTCTGAGAGAGGCAGGCTGGTGGACTCATAAGATGTACGAGCGCGCTACTGACTCGAAAAGCGCAGCTTGGTTCACTGAGATACCGAATGGGCCCCAATTTCACCCCTCCGGTGTCCCCGCATTGATCCGCGAAGATGCTATGAAGATAGTGAGAAAGTTCTGATTCACCCTTATCCCCCCGGTTCCCCCCGGCGTGGTCTACCGGGCGTAGAGGCTGGTTTTGGGGGTGAAGGGGGGTAAGGGGATAAAAAATTGGGTCTATAGCGCCCGCCCGCTCGCGTATACGCGAGGGCAGATAAAAATTACCCCCCTTCCCCTTCCCCCCCTAGAACCATTAAAACCTGTGATTTCGCACACCCACGTGCGAGACGGCCCGAGCTCACCATCAGGAACGCAACGCATTCATCAGCGTGACGTCCTGATTTGGCCCCATATTGGTACATCCATCTGTATGTGTGGTGTGTCAGCACAGCATGCCATGTTAGCAAGCACTCGCTAACTTGTTATGTTAGTAAGCACTAACTTGCCGCATACCCCTACTGGTATGGGTTAGTACCCATGGGGGTAGGGGTTAGTACCCATGGGGGTAGAGGTACAGCACACTAAGGGTAAACCCTTAAGGGTTTTTACATCACCGATGTTAGGGTTTCCCCTAGTACGGTCGCACTCGTTTCAGACCGATAATCCTACCAGGTGTCGGGAACTCCTCGGCGCCGCAAACGTAACCTGGAGTCTGTAACATGTCATACCGTCTCATCACCAAGGCTACCCTCAAGATCGTGTCGGCGACCGGCGTGGAATCCTCGCGCGATGTCGAAGTCCGCGCATACCCCGCTCCCAAGCGGGACGCGGCCGGTTCGATCACGATCGATGGCGAAGCGAGCACTTACAAACGTACCGGCGGCAAGGGACGCGGTACGGTCGACAACCGTTACGCCTACGCAACCGTGAAGGGCACGCCGGGCTACTTCGCGATCACGGAGCCGGAGGCAGCGGCTCTCGTCGGCGGAGTCGCGACGCTCACGAGCATCGTCGCCCCCGTCGCGCCGGCAGCTCCGGTCGAAGGCGAGCAGGCGCCCGCGCCCGCGCCCGCGAAGGCACTCCGCCGCGTGAAGGCGCAGGCATGAGCGCGCGGTACATCGAGCTTCCCCCCGAAGCTCTGCTGATGCTCTTCGGTATCCTCGCGTAACCCGCACGACCCAGCCCCCCACTCGGGGGGCTTTTTTGCGCCGGGTCACCACACGCACCAACACACTGCGCCCGCTGGCGGGCGCTAATCGTTGTGCTGCGAGCTGTGCGAGCCTATTAAGTGCTTTACTCGTTGTGCTGTACGCGAAGCGTGCCCGTTAAGGTATTTCTTTTGATGCTGAATTGGGTTTATTTGTGGAATGAAAAGAGGCGGGGCGGGTGAGGGTTTAGAGGTGTGGGCCCCCGACCTAGACCGACCATAAAAATACACACACATACGAAAATAATTCTAGACTCATAGGCCCGGACAGCCTTATAATCGCCCCATGGATGATGATGACGACGCCCTTCAGCAGCAATTCTACGTGGCCGCTATGGCCAATGGATCTACTGGAAGTGAATCCTTGGACCTACTTCTTCAGAAAGGTCTATATGGGAGTAAACTCCCCAAGGAACTCAAGGGCAAAAGGGCAGCGGATGCGTTCCAAAATGCATTCGATTTGATCGGAGGCATCCCTCGACTGGCCCTCTGGGCAGACAAGAACCCCAGCGCGTTCTTCACACTTTACTCAAAGCTCATCCCCGCTACTGTAAAGGCTGACGTCCACGCTAAAATTACCATCGACGCGCCATGGATGAACCCCAACAGGCTCAGTTACCAGAATACTGAGGTCATCGAGAATGACCCAAGTTGAAGATGACGGCCCTCGCCTATCAACCGCGTGAGCACTTCATCCCGTTCCATAATAGAACGCAACGATGGGCGTCGCTCAACACCCACCGCCGAGCTGGTAAAACCGTAGCCCTTGTCAACGATGTTCTCTACGGTGCTTTGCAGTGCCCGCTGAGAAAGCCCCAACTAGCATATGTCGGCCCCACGTTCACACAGGCCAAACGGATCGCCTGGACATATCTCAAAGACTACGCTGAGCCGTATCTGGCCAAGCCGCCGCAAGAATCCGAGCTGAAACTCACACTCAAGAACGAGGCCACCATACACGTCCTCGGTGCAGATAACGCGGACAGCCTTCGAGGCATGTATTTAGATGGTGGAGTCGGGGACGAGTATGCAATGTTCCGTCCCTCAGTCTTTTCCCAAGTCATTCGACCCGCGCTCTCGGACAGAAACGGATGGTGGGTTTTCGCATCTACTCCTCGTGGCAAGAATCTATTCTATACAACGCATAGATTGGCGGAAAAGACACCAAAGGATTGGTTCAGTTTAACTCTACGCGCGAGCGCGAGCGGACTCATACCAATAGCTGAGCTTGAAGAGCTTCGGCGTCACATGGATCCAGAGGAATATGCACAGGAGTACGAATGCTCTTTCGACGCAGCACTAAAGGGGGCCATTTACGCTGGGGAAATGGACTCATTGTTCGCAGATGGGCGAGTCCTGCCAAATTTGTACGACCCAAATCTGGAGACCCACTGCGTTTTCGACATCGGATTCACTGACGCAACCGTTATGATCTGGTGGCAGATAAACCCACAGACTCAGAAGCGTCGAATTGTGCGAGTTCGGTGCACATCTGGGGTGGATATTTTCTATCATATAGCCGCTATCCACAATTTTCCAGGAGAAGTTGGCGAAGTTTGGCTCCCCCATGATGCCCGGGCCAAGAATCTACAAACTGGGAAGTCAGTAGTTGAGCAATTTCTAAGCGAGGGTATTCATCCTAAGATTGTATCCTCTCATAAAGTACGCGATGGCATTTCTGCGGCCAGAAAAGTGTTCCCCTCGGTGGAGATTGACGAAAGCGACACTGAGGACTTGATCGAAGCTCTCAAGAGCTACCGACGCGAGTGGAATGAAGACCTGGGCATGTTTAGCGAGCGCCCAGTTCATGATTGGTCGAGCCACTACGCAGATTGCTTTCGTTACTTTGCCCTAGTTACAGGGGAAGCAAAAACTTCTGTAACCTTACTAGACCAACCCAAAGATGGTTTCAACCTTGAGACCCTCTTTTCTGATAGAGAACTGCAGCTTGGTGACGCAAGGAGAATAGCGTGAGCACAGAAGTCGAACAAGACCCTTGCAAAAGGTGGATCGCAGAGATTGATGTCGCCGAGAAAGAACTGAAACACTTTCATAAGCGCGCTAAGAATGTCGTCAAGAGATTTCTGGACGAGCGGGATACGTTGAATAGCGCATCCAATTGGTTCAATATTTTCTACGCGAACACCAATATTCTGGAGTCGGCCCTTTATAGCCAACTTCCGAAGCCATTAGTGTCGCGTCGGTTCAAAGATTATGATGACGATATTGCTCGTGTGGCTTCGATCATCATTCAACGTTCTATCTCTCAAGATTTGGACGATCCCAGGGATACGTTTGATTCTGCGGTTCGACAGTGCGTACAAGATCGTTTAGTACCAGGTCTGGGCCAAGCTTGGCTTAGATTGGAGACTACGACAGAAGCCATAGATGATGTGATCCCCGAGGGACAGCCAGATACTGAGGAAGAAGCTCCTGAGGCATATCAACGTATCACGGATCAGCGCGTTTGCGTGGATTACGTGTTCTGGAACGATTTTCTGTGGTCTCCGTGCCGCGTATGGAATGAGCGTCGCTGGATCGCCCGGCGCGTCTATATGTCCCGGGATGCGCTGGAAAAGCGGTTCCCCAGGTTTGGAAAACTAATTCCCTTGGATTTCAATCCAACTAAGCTCGGCGATGATACAGGGGTTGGGTCAACCCCTAAAGATGAGGCAGTTAAGAAAGCCGTCATATATGAGATTTGGGAGCGCAAGTCTCGTAGGGTTTTCTGGATCAGCAAAGGATTTGGTCAGATTCTAGACGAACAATCTGATCCGCTTGGTCTAGTAGGGTTTGAGCCATGTCCTACACCTATGCTGGCTAATATCAGCACTAGTAATTGTACCCCACGCCCGGATCATTATATGATCCAGGATCAGTACAATGAATTGGATAACATCAATAATCGGATTAGCAAGCTCATTAAGGCTTGTAAAGTAGTGGGGGTGTACGACAAGAGTGCCGTGGGCGTCGCTCGGATGCTTAAAGAGGGTTTTGATAATGACCTGATTCCAGTTGATAATTGGGCAGCATTCGCAGAAAAGGGCGGGGTTAAGGGTCAAGTCGATTGGCTTCCCTTAGAAGTTGTCGTACAAGCCTTAAATCAGCTCAATATAGCTCGTGAAGCTATTAAGGCTCAAATCTACGAGCTTACAGGCATCGCGGACATCGTTCGTGGGGCGAGCAAAGCTAGTGAGACCCTAGGGGCCCAGGAAATCAAGGCTAAGTTTGCATCAGTTCGTATCAAGAAGCTACAAGATGAGGTAGCTCGGTTCGCCGCTGAGATTCTGCGTATCAAAGCTGAGATTCAAATTCGTCATTTTGAGCCTGAGATTCTACTCAAAATATCCAACATAGAGGCTACGCCAGATGCCCCTCTTGCTATGCAAGCTATGGATTTGCTCAAGAGTGACGAGGGATTTGAATGGCGCATTACAGTTACTGCAGACTCCATTGCCCAAGCTGATTATGACATGGAGAAACAAGATCGCATGGGTTTCTTGACCGCAGTAAGTGGATACCTGGAGAAGGCAGGAGCTATGTTCCAAACTGTGCCTCAATCTGCTCCGTTGCTCGTCGGTATGCTGAAGTGGGCTATTGCCGGATTCCGTAACGCAACTGAAATCGAAGGTATGATGGATAAGGCCCTCGATGATCTCACTAAGAACCCACCTGAGGATAAACCCAATCCTGAGGCTCAAAAGGCTCAGGTCGAGCAGCAAAAGATTCAGCAGCAAATGCATATCGAGCAGCAGAAGGCGGATCGTGAGGCCCAGGCTGCTGAACGTCAATTGCAGATCGATGAGCAACGGGCTCAGATGGAAACGACCATGGATCAGCAAGCCAACGAAATGAAGTTGGCGATGGAGCAACAGATGGGTGAGCTCAAAATTTGGCTAGAGACCACCCTTGCGCACATCAAGCTTCAGGGTGCTCAGCAGCAAGCCGATCAGAAGGCTCAGGAGCACGCTATGAATTTGGCTCAGGATAGTCAGCAACATGATCTTAAGATGAAAACAGTTCAAGAAACCTCGGCCTTGGCGGTGGAAACCAAGAAGGCTGAAGCCAAAGCGGCGGCTACCGCCAAACCTGCCAAAAAGGAGTGATCATGCCCAGTACATCAGCCAAGCAAGCACGTACTATGGCCGCAGCTGCCCACGACCCATCATTCGCCAAGAAAGTGGGTATACCGCAGACTGTGGCTAAGGAGTTTAACCAAGCTGACAAGGGTGGTAGTCTACTTAAGAGTGCTATGACGGCTAAGATGCTCAGGAGGAAGAAATGAGTGTTCGCCAATCTTGGGTCTACCCCAGCGATGGGGGCGAACCGTACTTGAAGGGTACAAGACTAGAGGTCACGGTTAAGGATGGCGTGACCATACTTCCCGACCTTCCTGACTTTGTCTCTCCCATCGATGGCAAGACGTATCGTGGGAGGGCAGGTCTGCGGGAGCACAACATCAGAAACGATGTCGTGTGCAACGAGGATTTGAAGGGGTTGCCGGCTCTTCAAACCAACAGTGATTTCCGCTCTGCGGAGCAAAAACGGTCGGATGCGGAAAATCGCAAACGACTTCTCATCAATCAAGTTAACAAACATTATAGGTGATATATGGCCGATGATCGTCGTGCAGCCATCGAAGCGGCGTTTGATGCCGCCGAAGAACTGCCTGTGGACCCTCCCGTGGGAACTCAGGTAGAGATTACTGAGCCCATTAAAGAGGAACCCATCAAAGACGAATTGGTCAAAGATGAACCTGTAAAGGATGAACCTCTCAAAGATGAGCCGGTCAAGGACGAGAAAATCCATTCAGTTGATAAACCGCCCCAATCTTGGAGGGCGGCTCAGAAGACAAAGTGGGCCACTCTTGAACCTGATGTTCGCCAGGAGATCATCCGGCGCGAGCGCGAGACTGAGAAGGTGCTGAGCGAGTCGTCGGTGGCTCGTCAGATCGCTCATTCATTCTATGAAGTGGCCCAGCCTTATATGGCAAGGATTCAAGCTGCTGGGCTTCATCCCGTAGCTGCGGCCCAGGAATTGTTCAAAACTGACTATCTTCTATACACAACTAAGGGTGCTCAGCAAGCGCAACTAATGGCTAAGCTCATCACCGATTACGGTGTGGACATAGCTGCCTTGGATGCTGCGTTATCTGGGGCAGCTACGTCTGTTGATCCAGTTCAGAGCACAGTTGATAAGTTGCTTCAGGAACGGTTGGCCCCGTTCATGAGCTTCATCGAACAGCAAACTCAGCAGAACCGGGTTCAGCAAGAGGCAGTTACAAATGAGTTAGCTTCGAACATCGAAAAGATGACTAACGACCCGAAATTTCCTGAGTTCGATAATGTCCGAGAAGACATGGCAGATATCATCGAAATTTCATCGAAAAAAGGGCTTTACTTGACTCTCGAACAGGCGTATACTCGCGCTATTGCGATGAACCCCGAAGTCAGTCAAAGAATGACTCAGCAAGCCGAACAAGCTAAGAGGTTAGCCGCAGCTAAGAGTTCCCACTCTAAAGCTCAGCGAGCCCTCGCGGCATCAAAATCGGTGGATGGAGCACCTGAAACTACTCTTACTGGGGCCAACCTCGTCAATGATCGGCGCGCCACCATTGCTGCGGCGTTTGATCAGCTAGAAGGAAGATGAACGTGCTTACTACATTCGTTCGTCGCATCCTTGGAGCTGGTTTGTATCCGCAGCCAGTAGGTCAGGATTTGCCAGATCCAGTTGCTAGGGTTAACCCCCCAGTAGTTGCTAATCCGGTAGGGGCTCCAACGCTGGAGCCTACTCCAAAACCTTCACAGGAGCAATAAATGGCATTCGCCAATTCCGCCATCAGCGACATCATCGCTACAACCATCCAGTCGCGTACCGGTGAAATCGCCGACAACGTGACTTCCAACAACGCGCTTCTAATGCGTCTAAAGCAGCGTGGCAACATCAAGACGTTCTCCGGCGGTAACACTATCCTGCAGGAGCTCAGTTTCTCATCGAACGGCAACGCCGGCTGGTACTCGGGATATGAGACCCTGCCCATCGCTGCCCAGGATGTGATCAGCTCGGCCGAGTACACGATCAAGCAAGCGGCGTGCCCGGTCACTATCAGTGGCTTGGAACAGCTCCAGAATGCGGGCAAAGAGCGAATCATCGATCTGCTCGACTCCCGTATGGAAGTTGCCGAATCGTCGATGGCCAATCTGATCGCTTCGGGTCTGTACAGCGACGGCACTGCCGCCGGTGGCAAGCAGATCGATGGTTTGCTGAAGCAGGTGAGCACGACTCAGATCGGAAGAGCGTCGTGTAGGGAAAGAGTGTC